AACATAGAGATAGATACGTACGATAACAAAGGATCTGGTGTAACGATTTGGGTTACACCACCACCACCTAAACCACCAGAACAACTGTCTTTATTTGGAGTATAAATATGATAAGTGAGATAGTAGAGAAATACGGTATTGTCAAAAATCCAAAACTTAAAGTAGCTTCGTTTTTCTCAGGGGGGGGTGGTTTAGATTTGGGATTGGAAGGTGGATTTGCAGTACATCAAGAATCTATTAATGTTTTCTTTTACCCAGAGTATAAAGGGCTAGCGAGTGATTGGATTTCATTGAAAAAAACTCGACTTGAAACCATTTTGGCTAACGATATAGAAATAAAAGCCTCAATCGTATGGAAACAGTATTTTTATTTTTCTCAGACGCAAGTTGATCGAACCTATGAAATCCAGTCAATTGTTGATTTAGTCAACAATTGGAAGAATGGTGTATCATCTCCACCTAAGAATATCGATGTCGTGACGGGTGGATTCCCGTGTAAAGACTTTAGTCTTTCAGGTAAACGACTGGGTTTCAACTCTCATAAAGATCACACTGGGAAAATAACCGAAAACACGGTTGAAAATAATCGAGGAAAACTCTATTACTGGTTATCTCAAGCTATTGGAATATTATCTCCAAAACTGTTTATTGCTGAGAATGTCAGTGCTATGGAGTCTATGGAAGGTGTCATCGAGACGATTCAACATGATTTTCAAAGCATTGGCGATGGTTACATCGTTGTCATGAAGAAATTTAAATGCATTGAATATGGAATCCCACAGACACGAGAACGGATACTATTCTTTGGAATCTCAAAGAAGCATTACAAAGCAAACTGGAACTACAATGAACTCTCTGAGAGACTGTCGATACCCATTACACATGCATTGGATATCTCAGAAGGTTCTAATTTACGACCTGTAGTCCCTGCGTTGACATATCTTCGTGATTTAAAAGAACCACATGTGACGACAAATCCATCTCAAAAAAAATATTCAAAAGCAAAATGGCTCTCCAAAGGGCAAGGACAAACTGAAATTAAGTCTGACAAACCTGGACCGACAATACGGGCAGAGCACCATGGTAACATTGAATTTCGTAGATTGAGTGTAGAGCATGGTGGCAGTCATATTGCTGAACTACAAAGAGGTCTTGCAGAAAGGCGATTGACTGTTCGTGAATGTGCAAGGATACAAACATTCCCAGATACCTATGCGTTCTTGCCACACATATCTGCTTCGGCAGCATATAAAGTAATTGGAAATGCAGTGCCACCTTTGCTTGGTTTTTTCATTGGAAACCATTTAGATAAACTGTGGGGAGATTTGTTTGATGCGTAAAGATAAAAGCGAATTAATTAATTTTGTACTGTCCGAAAACCCCAAAATCTTTTACTGGATTAACAAAAGAAGTTTATTGGAGTAACAAATGACGATTGCAGAAAAAATAGCAAAATGGCAAATGATGCAAAATGTTAGAGGATTGAACCCAAGAGAAATAGAGCTGACAAAATACGAAGCATATTTATTGTCAGAGCAAATTAAAGATTTCTTTTGGTATGAAGAAGATCCAATAACATTTGCTGATATTTTAAAAGGCAAGCTAAAGTTTTATAATATGAAAATTGTTGTATTGGGAGCAATAAAATGTCAGAACTAGATGCAAAAGAAATCACAGAACGAACACTACGAAATATGAATATGGCCATTAATATGTGTGAGATTTTACAAGAACACTATATTCCATATTCTACCTCGCATAGAACTGTTACAAACTTAATTTCTAATATGTTAAAAAACCTCAAGGATCTTGAGCATTTATTACAAATGATTACAGAAATGAAAACAGACATTGAATTTTTAGAAAATTTAGAACACAAAGATTTACTGAAAGAAAGAACTATTTTAAAAAGACAGCTAACAATAGCAAACAATAAATTAAAAAAGTTAAAAGGAAAATCTAATGCCAAGTAAATATATAACTATTAATGAATGGATTGCAGTTCAGTTAGACCAATCGGATAAAACAAAGTATTGGTTAGCAAAACAAATCGGATGCTCACCGTCACATATTGACAATTTATTAAATGATTGTGATCCTTCACAAACTTTAATAGCAAAGCTTATAAAAGCGTTTGCTGTTGCAAATCAAACAACTGAACACCGAACAAAAGACGACTGGTGGAAGTCCTGTCACGGAGGATAAAATGGAAGAGTTATTTACAGCTGTATTGCGACCCTTTATTGTGTATGACAAACTAATAGATAAATACGATTTAACAGATGATGAAATAGATCAGTTAAACTGGAACTATCAATCATACTACAATCCACAAATGGAAGTATTAACTATTGAGTGCTATCATTCTTTGTTGGGAACAATGCAAGTAGAGGTAACAAAGGAAGAATTTTTAGAAGGACTTTTTAGATTATTAAAACCTATTACTACAAAAGCCAAAAGGAAATAACCAATGACAACAAGTATGAAGCTTGATTTAAGTCATTTGACCACGTTAAAAGCATTACCACCCGGCTTAAGAGAACAAGCATACGAAGCATTATCAGACCCTGTAAAGTTCTGTCGTTTATTAAAGATTGCTCGTAAATCAGATGGTAAGCTGATACCATTTGATCCAACCAAAGAACAGATTAGATTAATCAGAGCAATACAAACTCACCGTAAAGTAGTTATTGTAAAAGCAAGACAGCTAGGAGTATCTACAGTTTTACGCGCTTTTTCGTTGTGGAAAACATATACATCTAAGTTTGCTCTCAAATATGGTGTCATATCTTTTCACGATGACTCTTCGAAAGAAATGAGAGATATCGATAAGATTATGTATTGGGAAATGCCAAAGTATTTGTACAGAGAACTTGAGGTAGATAATACAAGAACTACACAGTTTGAGGATACTAAGGCTAGGTTGTCTTGTTTTACTGCTTCTTCTAAATATGGTACTCGATCATTTGTATTGCAGGGCGCACACGTTACTGAGTTTGCATATTATAAAGATCCATCAAAGTTACTAACTGCCTTAGAGTCTACTGTTGGTGATGATGGTGATTTATGGGTCGAGTCAACAGCTGAGAAAGCAGGTGATAAGTTTCACCAGTTAGCCTCTAATTCTCCCGAGAATGGTTGGCACTTGTTTATATCTTGGTGGTGGATGCACGAACAATATACACGCGAAGCTCCACCTAACTTTGTTCCAACTCACGATGAAGTAATTGAGATGAAAAAATACAATCTCGATTACAATCAGCTGTACTGGCGAAGGATGAAACTAGGAACACTTAGTCTATCTGAGTTTCGTAGAGAGTATCCAGCTTGTTTGGAAGATGCTTTTCATCTTGATCAAAATACATATTTCCATCCTTCATCGTTAGAAAAAATCAAAGAAGTATATTTTGATACCCAAGAACGCGAACTAGAAGAACCAAAAGAACACGATGTATATGCTATGGGTGTTGATGTTGGGGGAGGAGTAGGGGGCGATTACTCTGCTATCTGCATTATTTCTATGGCAACAAAACAACCAGTGTATTTTTGGAGAGATAATAAAATAACTCCATCTGCTTTTGCTGATAAAATAATGACAATTGGAAATAGATACAACAAAGCGAAAATACTTTGTGAGTCAAATAACCACGGTCACGTTGTTTTATACCGATTAAAATTCTTCGAATACGAAAATCTTTGGTACGATGAAGAGAATGGTAATGATTGGGTAACAACTACAAAGTCAAAGCTTGATGCGTATGAAACATTGAGAATATACATAAATGATGGTATCATAGAAAAGTGTGATGCTACAGCACTATCAGAGTTAGGCGGTATGGTTATTAAACGGGTTACACCCGAGGCAGCTAACGGTCATGATGATATGGCTGATGCTATGGCACTAGCATATAGATGCAGTAGAGATATATCTAGCTTAGAGGTGACAATGAAACAAAGAACTATTATGGATTTGTACCTGAATGAAATAAAAGGTAAAAGAGCTAGAAAAGGTATTTTGAGGAATAGAGGAAAATGAAACCAAAAATTATTGAAGAACATTATCGCAGACACAAAAAATACTGGGAAAAAAAACAACCAGAAATGAGACAACTATACTTAGCATATATGACTCGTTACTGGTCTAAAAGCTCAGAGATTGAGGGGATTGACTCTGAAAATTTAATTGAAACATCTAGGGCTTATGAGTTTGTTGAGGGCTATATAGCTTCATTATTTGCTCGCTCTCCTTCTGTTTTAGTAAAAGAAGATTTGCGTGGTAATGGAGATCCAAATATAGTAAAAGAGATTTGTAATAAGTTTTTACCACGAATAATAAAATCATTATCGCAAACTCACAAAAGAGGTATTATATATCCTTGTTCATTTCTGAAGTTGTTACCTACAGATCACCCTGACCCCTTGCGTAGGGTTAAGGGTGTATCTCTACAATGTTGGGATGTCATTGTTGATACCGATGCTCAAACTTGGGAAGAGATTGATTTTTGTGGTCATAGAAGCTGGATTACAGTTGCTGATGCAAAATCAAGATACGGCAACAAAAGATTTGAAGGCTCAGGAGATAAAGTAATTTATATCCAAAATGATGAACCAAATAAATCTTTTAATCCAAATAAAGAACAAGCATTAAATGATCCAGAGTTTCAATACATTGAGATTATAGAATGGTATGATATGAAATCTGGAAAGATGGTTGTTTGGAGTCCTAACTATTCTAACGGTGAAAAGCTTTTATTTGATGGTATCGAGCTAGAAGTAGGTATTGAAAAAACAAAAACTGTTAAGTTCAATGACATACCATTTAAAGATTACTGGGGAAAACCAGTATGTCCTATTATACCATTATACTTTTCTGAAGATCCAGACATCCCAATGAGAGGTTACTCCGCTTTACGTAGAGTATATGATCAAGTCCAAGAAACCAATGTTATACGGACTGGTCAATCAAATATGATACGAAAGACAGCTCGTCAATGGTTGGTTGATAAAGAAATGATTACCGAAGATGAAATGAACCGTCTTGTTGGTGGTGAAGATGGTGAATACATTTTGGTCACAAAAAAACAAGGCAGACGTATTTCAGAAGCGATTACTCCTGTACCACATACAAATACACCTATTGAGCTAGAACAATATGTTCAACAAGTACAAGATGATTTTGAAAAAGGATCTGTACTTGCGCCATTTACTCGTGGAGAAAGTACAAGGGCAACTGCTACAGAGATTACAGCACTTGCTTCTTATTCATCATCTGAGATAGGCCGGCTAGCAAGAGAGCGAGACTCAATGATCGAAGAGGTAGCTAAAGTATTTTTGTCTATTTATAAGGTATATGTACCAGAAGAAGGAGACTCTATTATTGTTAATGGAGAACCTACAAAGGTTACAAAAGAAACGCTTGATGGTGACTTTGATTTTTATGCAAATGATATGGGTTCTACTCCTGTTTCAGAAGCAGTTAAAAAACAAGAGTTCCTTTCTACGTTTCCAATTTTACTGGAACAAGGTGTTAGTCCAAATAAACTACTTACACATTTGGTTCAAATGCTTGACTTGCCAAATGAGTTTTTATCTGATCTTGGTGGCGATCAAAATCCAGAGTTGCCTATTGGTGTTCCAGCTGAAAACTTACAAACATCTCAAGGGTTACAAGGTGAACCATCAGCAGAAGATATACAACAATTTTTACCACAGGAAATTTAATGCCAATACATTATTATAAATGCGAACACGGTCATAGATTTGATTACCTTTGGTTTTTTTCGGATACAGAAGATGGGAAACAACCTACTGAAATTATTTGTGAAGAACCTAATTGTAGTGCTAAAGCTTATCCATGTGGTGGTGAAATCTTTGCCCGTACTGTTGGCAATTGGGGTGATAGCCTTAGTTATTATGATCGTGGTCTTGGAAGAACGATTAAAAACCACGCTCACAAAGAACAAGTAATGAAAGAGTTAAATGTAGAACCGATTAACTCAGTTATGCAAGAAGAAAATATACATAAAAAAATTACAGAGCATCAAAAACACCAAAGACAAATGAGTGAGTATCAAGGATATTTAGACTCAGGTATGCACACAGCAGATGCAATTGATAAAACATTTAAACTAGACCACACAACTAAAATAAATACGGAGATTAACAATGCCTGATCAATATAATAATATGCCAATCCCACCTAACATTATGGAAGAAGCAAGTAAAATCGGACAAGAACAAGATATGGCTAGAGATGAAGTAATGATGGAGATTAATCCATCGGGTTCTTTTTCTCAAAATTTTATGAACATTTTAATTAAATCCACAAATAAAATCTTAAGCGATTTGTTTAAAGAAGAACCTGTTGTAGAAGTAGAAGGTGACTTACAAGAGTTTCCTATGGATTTAACAACAAAACTATCTATGATATCTAAAGCAGCCGGGGACGCTCGTACAGATTTTAAAATTGATTTTAATAATCTTAAAGACGACAAAGATATACAGCTACTTGCTGGAGAGTTAGAGGTTTTATTAAAAGACAAAGATTTTATCCGTTACCTAGAAGATACTACATTAATGGATGAAACAACAGAAGATATACCAGAAGATATAACAAAAGATGTAACAGAAGATATGCCGGAAGAAATGCCAGCAGATGATCTTGATAATTTATTTGCATCCAGAATGTAGGAGTACCAATGCCAAATGAAAATGCCAATACACAAACAATTGAAACACCAGAGTCAGCTCCAGAAAATGTTACTGAAAGTCAACCTGGAGCTACAGGTGAAGATACTATTGAGCCTAGCCAATCTTTCCAAGTACAGTCAGATAAAGAGCAACAAATCAATAGCATACTCGCTAAGTATGAAAAAGATGAAGAGGAAAAGAAACTTTCTTCTGAGGAGCTTAGTGCTCAAAAAGAAGAAGAGTGGAAACAAAATGGAATGTTAGAAGGAGAAAGTTTTCAGCAAGTATATGATCAAGCTGATGAACCTACTCGACGTGTTTTATCTGAGTTCAGAAAACAATGGACCCAAAAAACACAATCCTTAGCAGAAGAAAAAAAAGAAATGCAATCTTTAAAGGAACAACTACTACAACAGCAATCCTCTTTAACTTCTTCCGATGCTTATAAAGCTATGGAAGCTCTTGCTCAATCTGCTTCGTTAGAAGGTTTTAACTTTGATCCTTTTAGTCAAGACTCTGTGTCTCAGTTAATACAAGGTATAAAAGCACAAACAGCAAAAGAATTGGTTGCTATGATGGAACCAATGAGAGCAGAACAACAAAAAGCACAAGGCAAATTAAAAGCGCAAACCTATATGGAACAAAATCCAGAGCTTAAAACAAATCTTGACTTACGTAATTTAACTCGTGATATATTATTAAAATATGAAAATATGGATTTACCAGAAGCACATAAGATAGCAGCTGAACGATTAGAGTTAAAAAAATGGAGAGAAGGGCAACAGTTACATCAACAACAATCTGAGGCTCAAAAGCAAATAGGCCGGACCCTTGTTGGTAATGGTAATCAGCCTAAGAAAACTACTCCATCCAATAAAAAACTATCTGCTTGGGACATTTATCAAGCAGAGTTAAAAGCGATTGGTAAATAAAAACCTTGATTTTATTGAATAAATATGCTATCCAAATTTATGTATTCGGATAGCCCTATACGTAGGATACCTTGAAGATGCCTCCCCACATTTGTGGATACGAGCAGTTTTAAACATTAATTATTAATTTTTTATTAGAGGTGTTATTATGGCAATAGTTGTCAATAATGCTGTCTTGACTTCGACGTTGCGCTTGTTGCGCGATCATTACGTTGATCAGACATTTAAAGCTGTTCCTCTCTATCAAGCGATGGAATCAGCTGGAAACATTAAACAAGAAGATGGTGGATCATACGTTGAGCATCCTATTTCTTTACTCGAACATTCTACTATTACTCAAATCTCAAATGGTAATGAACGAATTAACAATAATACTCGTGACATTGAGGACTCTACTCGTTTCGATTGGTGTGACTCTATTGCTCCTGTTGTAATGAAAGGACGTGAATTGCGTTCAAACAAAGGGCCACGTAAAGTTATTGATATTGCTGAAAATCGTTTGAAAAATGTAATCGGTATGTACCAACGTGAATGGTGTAAGCAAGTTGTACGAGGAGACTCTACATATTTGACTGACCTTAATACTCTTAATGGTGAAGGTATTGATACTGTTTCCGACTACACTACAGGATTTTTTGAAAAACAAGATTTTGGATCTCAACAAAATACAGTTGGTGGTGTATCTAAATCTACATACTCAAATGTTTGGAATAATCAAGTAGCTGATGTTGCTAATAACTTTGGTACAAATGGTGAGACTAATATGGGTGGTCTTATGGCTGACATTCAACCGTACCTTGTTGAAGGTGGAGTTGATATTATTCTTGCTTCGACTAAATCTTATAAACTATTCCGTCAAACTTTAAGAGCGCAAGAACAGTATCAGTCTCTTGATGCAAGAAACAATATGGCTGGTAAGTTAGGTCTTATGTATAACGGTGCTATGATGTATATTGAGCCTAATCTTGGTTTCACCGCATTTGATGGTGCTACTAAGTTCTCTATGTATTTCCTTAGCTCACATGCTTTCTGTGCATACTTCGATAAAGATGCTATGTTCTCAGTTGGCGAAATGAAAGAAGCTGAAAACTATGATAAATTCCAATCAAAGATTATAACTCGTACGCAGTTAGCAATTGATAAGTTGGCTGTTCATGGTGTTCTTCTTAACGCAGAGCAATAATCGGAGGATGATATGAATTACGAAATTTTAGAAAAAGAAGCCAACGGTGGTACTATTACTGCCCGACGTGAAACAAGACGTTTCCTTGCAAAAGAAGCTATTGCTTTGGGTGATTGGGTTGCTTGGGACATTTCTCAAGCAGCTGATGGAGATAAATTTCTTTATGTCCATAAAGCATCAACAGGAGCTAACCGAAAATCTTGTTTTGGTGTAGCGATTGATAGTGCAGCTGCAGAAGGTATTGTTGAAGTTTGTATTGCTGGCCCAGTTCATGCTTTAGTTAAATCTACAGTTAATGCTGAAGATGCTTTAAAGATTACTGCTGTAGCTGGTCAAGCTGATGTTACTACAACAAATGATCTTGACCCTTGTATTGGTCGAGCATTAGAAGGCTATGTTGCTATGGGTTCTGGTGGTACTCTTTGTTGGGTGCATCGTAAATATTAATCTATTTATTAAAAAGCTATTGGCATTTGATACTCTCTTTTCTGTATTATATTATAGAGAAGAGAGTATTTTCTTAAGGAGAGTATATGAATTTAGGAGAGATAAGAGATCAAATAGCTTTTATTTTGGATTATGATCCAGATAATACGGATTATACAGATGATCTTAATGATTTAATTAATCGCAATTATTTAGACTTATTTGGTCGAGAAGATTTTTCATTTGCACAAAAAGAAAAACCAATCGTAGCACATAAAACTGTTTCTGCTACAAGTGTTTCTGTTACTAATGGATCTGCTTTGGTTACTACTGGTACATCTTTTTTTATTGCAGAACAAATGGAAGGAATGACAATAAGCATAGAAGAAGTAGAATATACTATTGCTTGGATTAAAAGTGGTACGCAAGCATATTTAACAATGAACTATGCAGGTAGTACAACTACTAATGCTACAATAAAAGTAGAGCATCGTTATATTGATTTGCCTGATGATTGTGTTCGTATCTTAGATGTTTTCCGCAGACAACCAGATAATCCAGAACAGATGTTACCATTGTCAAGATCTGACGAAGGATTTTATTCTATTGATTTTACTGAAACAGGAGAACCAATACGATGGTTGCCAATAGATGATTTTACTATTCGTTCTCCTCGCAATAATAGTTTTGTAGCTGTAACCAGTGGATCTGGTCACGGTGTTAGAACTTTAGAGTTTGCAACCACATTTACTATTTTTAATAAAGAAAGTTCTTTTGCAAAAATTACTGAGCTAGAGTTAAGCAATACTCAAATAATGAGATGGACATTTCCCTCGTTGCCAAATACATCTGGCAGAATATATCACGTCTATTGTAGAAACAAAGCTTACAGCTACAAATGGTTTAAGGTTCCAGAGAACTCTGTTGGTAGAACAGAGTTTGTTCCAGATGTGGGTGGTTCCTATGATTTTACTTTACCGAACAGTGTTTGGACAGATACATTTGAACTTACATATTCTGTAGCTCCTGAAAATGGAGGACACTATAAACGATTTAGATTGTATCCAATGCAAGATAATAAATATACTATATACGTTCGATATTGTTATAGACCAAAAGTATTAAGGGACGATGAAGATAGCCCAGAGTTTGACTCTGCTTATCATAAAATACTAGTATTTATGTCTGCAAGAGAGGCTTTTGCAAAAGCCAATAATGCTTCTATGGCTGGTATGTATGCTTCTAAAGTTAAAAATGAATACCAAAAATTATCCAATTCATTTTTATCACAAAGACAACAAAGATGGATTAGACGCAACGGTAGTTTTTCACAGGTCAGAAGAACATCAAAACTTGTAACCGGTGACTTTGGAACATTACCATGAAAAATCAAATCGCGACAGTACAGCTGCTTGGTGGTTTAGATGAACAAGAACCATCAATAAAAGATAATCTATCTATACTTAAAAATTGGAGACTAGATCGTAATGGTGGCTGGACAAACAATCTAGGTTATGAAAGATACTTTACAAATCAAAATGGTTGGGTTCCTTTTACAGTATCAAAGATTGACTCTTTGTTTTATTACGAGAAACACGATGGATGTTTAGATACTATATTATACGAGCAAGGTGGTAGTTTATATCAGCTAGGTGAAACAACAGCTATTCCACAAGCAAGAGTTATAGACTCTGGTAGAAGTATTCCAAATCCGACAGAAGTTGGAACACAGTATTGTCAGTATGGAAAGTTTGTTATTTTTGCTAACGGTCAAAATGCACCAAAAAAAACAGTTGCAAAAGTTGTTACAGGTTTACCTGGTGCTGACTCTATAGTTGTGCATCCTCTTGGATTTGTTAGAGTTCCATCAGCTCCAGCTGCTTGGAATGTTCAAGTTGATCCTACAGCAACAACAGCAGCTGGAGGAAAGGTATCATTACCTTTTAATGAAGTATCTGCATCTGGAAAAGGAATGGGTACTCCTACAAATAATGCTGTAAATAAATATAAATGGAAGGTTGCTTTTATTACTATGTCTGGAAGTGAGTCTCCATTATCTGTTTGTTCTGAATTGATTACGTGGGAAACTGACGCACAAAAAAGAAAGTACGCTATACCTGTAGAAATACCTATTGGTGATAATGATGTTATTGCCAGAAGAATTTACAGAACAGTTAATTTAGAAGGTCAATCTACAGAGATTTATTATTGGGTTACAGATGTATTAAATAATCACGAAACATTATTTATTGATGATTATAGTGATTTAGATTTAGGAGCTGAAGCTCCATCAGAAACCAGTTCAATTATTTTCCCATCATTTAGCTGTAGATTTTTATCTAACTATAAAGCCTGTCTTTTTGTTGATGGTGGATCATCAAATGACTCCGTTATTTATTGGAGTAATCCATCTAAGCTTGATCAGTTTTCAGCTTTAGATTTTGCAGACCTACGAAATACAGAGGGTGGTGGTATTACAGGTTTTTATTCGTTCTTTGGATATATGTTAGTGTTTCGAGAGCGAGCGATTGATATTTTATCTGGTAACTATCCTAACTTTCAAATCACAAATCTTATACAGTATGTTGGATGTAGAGCTATTAATACTGTTACTTCTATACCAAACGTAGGTATTATGTTTCTTGGTAATGATGGTATATATATTATTGTTGGTAATCCAGAATACGGTGTTCCAGAAGTTAAAAAGATTTCTAATCAAATACAAGAAACTATTGATCAAATCAATTTTGATTGTGTAGCCAAAGCAAGTGCTACATATAGTCACAAATGGCGCGAATGGTTGTGTTTTGTACCTACTGGAGGAGCAGTTGAAAATAATATAGGTATTGTATTTCATTTAGATAATAGTCAATGGAGTATTCGAGAACAGTTCCCGGCTGGCCCAGTTATAACAAATAAGCAAGGTGACATTATTTTTGGTCACTATAAAGATGTGAGTGGAGTAAATGACCCAAAAGGATTGTGGGTTATGAGTGCTAGGCATACACTGGGATCTACTATTTCTGTAGATAAACACGTAGATGCTTTTGGTCTTATATCTACAATGGCTTCTCAGTGGCTAGATTTTGGTGATGCTTCTACAAAGAAACGTATCTTGAGTGTTTATCTTATTATTAGAACAAAAGGCGATAATACCGTATCCTTGATAGGATATAAAGACTATCAATATAATAAACCTACTACTACAAAAGCTAGAACCTCACAAATATCTGATGTATTAAAACAATCAGTGTATGATAAAGTTAAAACAAATGACAATAAGTTTTGGGAAGAACCATTATTAACTACACTTAGATTTGATCTTGATATGAGAAAATGTAGTTATTTTAGATGGGAGCTTTCAACACAAAAAGAATTTTCAGTCATTGGTTATTTTATTGATTATCAAATGAAAGAACAAAGAATACTAGAAGGGAGGGCATCGTGAAAAAATGGGGCAAAGTGTATATTGATGCTTCTCAGATTGTTGATTTAAAACAATTCAATAAAGGATTTGATTTTTTTAAGTCTGCATTTAATGGTGGTATTGACAGAACAATGCAACCAGAAGATGCTTATAATAGTTCTCGGGTAAAAGATAATGCTTTTTTAAAAGCTGTTGCTGTTATTCGTGGGGATATGTCAGCTCTTAGAGATAACGCTACAGGATCATTAGGTTATTGGAGAGGTCTTTCATATAATACATATAGCGGTGATTGGATTACTATTGATGAGTTTACAGAAACAAATATGAAAGTTGGATTTTTACATTGGGAGTATTCGTTTCATTATTTTTTAGATCAATGGCAAACTATTGACAATCCAAAACGTATGCAAATTATTATGTTGTGTAATGGAGTTACAGTAGCAAATATTACACCATTAACAAGTCAGATTGGTACAATGCGTTTATTTGCTGATTTTCCATCTATAGGTGGTACATTAACTTTTACTATTAAAGCTAGAACTGTTGCTTATGGTGGAACAGAAGGAAATGAAATGCAATGGCACATTACAAGTCAAAATCATTTTCTTAAAGGATTGTGGAGATAATGA